TGATGCATCTCCAGATGCGGGTGGAAGAACAGTAGCTGTATTAGCTCCTGGTCAAGTAGATCCAACTGCAAAATGGTATGCTATATCGGCATCTAATACTAAAGCTGGTGTAAATGGTGATGGTGCAGAAGATAATGTAGTTAGAAGAAAAGATTTTGGTGATGCAAGTGGATTCCTATTATTTTTAAGTGCCTCAAGCCATCCATCAGAACAAGATAGTGATGGTAATGCAATACCTTATGGTTCAACAACGAACTTTACAACAGGACATGCAGTTAAGGTAGCTGGCGCAGGATCAAAAAATCACGTAAACACAACAAAAACAGGTGACACTGCTTATTCAGCATCATTAAATCCTTCAAGTGAATTCTTAATCGACAAAGTATTTGGAACAACACCAAAGGATAGATATAAACCTGTATATTTGAAATATTGGTTTAAGAATGCAGCTTCTGCATCTTATGCGGCACATACAACAGTAGGATCTAAAACTGTTCCTTCAGTAGTTGTAGGTGGTGGATCATTTAATGGTAATATGGCAGCAGGTAATACATCTACTGAAATAAAATATAATCAAACATATGCTACTAAGAATGGATATGAAGCAAGAACACCATTTATTGTATCACAAAAGGTAGGTGGTAAAACGGTAAATTTATTTAAGATACATACTAGAGCTCATGGAACATCAGTAAACCATGAAATCAAAGCTTGTATATTAAATGTAAGAGCAGCTGGAACTGTTGCAGGATCCGAATATGGTTCTTTCTCATTACAATTGAGAAGAGTTAAGGTTGATGGTTCAGTATTAGCTAATAGAACACCTTATAAAAAATCAAATGATTCAGACAGAGCACCTGAAATAGTAGAACAATTTAATAATTTGACATTAGATCCTAATAATCCAAATTTCATAGGTAGAGCAGTTGGTGATAGATATCAATCTATTGATGCTGATGGTAAAGTTACAGTATATGGTGACTATGCTAATAAATCAAATTATATTTGGTTAGAAATTCCTGATGAAGTAAAAGATCAAGGTATCTCTGCTGAATTAGTTCCTTTCGGATATGCGGCTCTAGTAGAACCAGTTCCTTCTACATTCAAAGGTTGTCCATCAGCATCTACTATAGGTGTATACGGTGAATCAGAAAATGGAAATGAAGAAAGAAATAAAAAACAAATTATGGATGGTGTTTATAATAAAGCAGTATTCTACGGATTTGATTTTACAAATGTTGATAACTTAAATTACTTAACAAATTTACCAAATGCATCAACAACAAATGGAAATAATAAAGCATTTAATTTAAGTGATTGCTGGCAACACCCTTCTGCGTCATTAGATGCAGGAACAACACCTAGAGGTGAAAATATTACACCAGGAGGATCAACAATTAATTTAGCAACTAAGAAATTTGCAGTTCCTTTCCAAGGTGGTTTTGATGGATATAATCCTTCAAGATTCGTTGGACTAGCAGGAGATATATCTGCAGCTAATTTATTTGGCTTTGATTGTTCAACGGCACAAAAAGATGGAACCTTAGCATATAAAAGAGCTGTTAACGCAGTATCTAATCCAGATGAATATGATATCAATATGATGGCTACTCCTGGTGCAGATCACAGATTACACTCAGGCATTACTACACATGCAAAAAATACTTGTGAAGATAGAGGAGACGCTTTCTATGTAATGGATGCAGCATCATATGGTGATAACATTACAACTGTAACTGATACAGTAAAAGCATTCGATTCTAATTATACAGCAACATATTATCCATGGGTAAAAATCCTTGATACGGATATCAATAAACCAGTATGGGTTCCACCATCAGTTGTAATTCCTGGCGCAATAGCATTTAATGACAAAGTAGCATTTGAATGGTTCGCTCCTGCAGGATTGAATAGAGGAACTCTAACTGAAGTAATTGAAGTTAAGAGTAGATTAACACATGATGAAAGAGATGATTTATATGAAGGTAGAGTAAATCCTATAGCTACATTCCCTGGACAAGGAGTTTGTATATGGGGTCAAAAAACACTTCAAGCAAAACCATCAGCATTGGATAGAGTTAATGTAAGAAGATTATTAATTGCTGTTAAGAAATTTATTGCTTCAGCAACTAAATATTTAGTATTTGAAAATAACACAACAGCAACTAGAAATAGATTCCTAAATATAGTTAATCCTTATTTGGAATCAATTCAGCAAAGACAGGGCTTGTATGCGTTTAAGGTAATAATGGATGAATCCAATAATACACCAGATGTAATTGATAGAAATCAAATGATCGGTGAATTATTCTTACAACCTGCTAAGGCAGCTGAGTTCATCATATTAGACTTTAACATTTTACCAACAGGCGCAGCCTTTCCAGAATAAGATATTATAATAGAATAAAGAGGAGTTAAAACATGGCAGAGAAAATAGTAAGCCCAGGCGTATTTACCAACGAGCGTGATTTATCATTTTTACCAGCAGGTATTTCACAGATAGGTGCCGCAATTATAGGACCAACAATTAAAGGTCCAGCATTCGAACCAACTGTAATAGAATCATTCAGTGAATTTGAACAAGTATTTGGCCCTAAGACGCAAGACAGCTATGTTCCATATGCAGTAGAGGAATACTTGAAAAGCGCAGGAACAGTAACAATTGTAAGAGTTGTAGGTCTAAGTGGGTATTCACCATATTTAGTAGAATTAGTAATGAGTGGATCAAGTGATACTACATTAGCCGGCGGTAATAACGTTGTAGCTGTATATCACCCAACTCATGTAGATAGTGATGCATACTTTACACCTAAATTAGGAGATGGAACAGAAGAAATTACTAAATTTATTATAACTGGATCCACATCTAAGGCTAATCAAATTACTCAATTTGTTAAAGATACAGAAAATGGTAAGCATTTCCCTATTGGTGGTTCTAACTTCTCAGGATCATTTAGTGGAAGTTACTTTGTACTTAATTCTTCATATAACTCACAAGATTCTGATATATCTACAACAGGATATACAGGAGGAGAAGACCAAGAAAGTGAATCACACTTCTTCTGGTTCTCAGCTTCATTGCAAGCTGCTGCACCTGTAAGAGTAGAGTATGGCGGAGCTATTAGAACAGTAGCTACATATTTTGATCACGTGCATGCAGTTGATCTTAATGTTATATTAGATAGTGGTGTGGTAACATCATCTTTATATCAAAAAACATTTAGACATGGATATACTCATGGAACAGATGAATTAGTAGCAACTTCAATGAAAAGACCTAATGATCCATTAGTTGGAAATGGCGATGTAACCAGTCCTTCTGATAGAGCTCATGGAACAGCATTCTTATCTTCATCTCTTGGTAGTGACGGAACAATGGCTTCAGGTAGAGGTATAGTTCTTACAGCTACTACTACAGCAACTCATAAAGCAGTAATCTTTATTCCAGGTGGAGTAACGGGTGGAACAGATTTAACATATACATTATTAGGATCAGCAGATCCTGCAGGAGATTCACCAGGATCTAGAGTAGGTTCATTCCAGGCAGGAACTAATGCATTTAATCAGGCACAATCATTAGTTAAAATGATTAACTGTGATCAACCTAATTTAGATACAGATGATGGAGCTTCTAATTATGGATTCCATGTAGGAGCAGATTGGGACTTAGGTAAATATATTCATGCTACAACAGGTTCTCACGAAGCTTCAGCATCTAATATACACTTATTCCTTACTTCAGCATCCTATGGTGGAGCAGGTAATAGTGCTTATGTATCACAATCAAGTGGACGTAATACTATAGTTGCAGGAACACACAGTACTAAAACATATTTTGCTTCTGGATCTTATATGTCAGGAACATATGCACGTATAACAAAAGACGCAATTAATGCAGTAACACAAAATAGTGAACAAATATTTTCAGCTACATTAGGAGCAGGTAGTGGATCCATTACTATTGAAAATACTTTAACAGGTAGATCAGCAGATGCTGCTTATTCTCAATCCGTATCAGGACGTGGAACAGTAGGAGCTCCTGAATGGTCTGCAGATGCACAATCTTTAACAGCATCTATACAAACAACACAACAAGGTGGATCTGATGCAGATTCATTCGTATTATACTTCTCAGGATCAGGAGGTGGATCTTTAGGAGCTACGTATACTAACAATACTAACTTTGATACAGGTCATGCAGATACTGGTAATATTCTTACTACAGCAACTGCTTATTCTGCATCTGTTAATCCTAATAGTTCAAATCATTTAACTAAGGTATTTGGAATGTCTCCGAAAGATAGATATAAGCCAGTATATACTTACATGTGGTTTAAGAATTATGCTTCTGCATCTTACGCAGCTGATTCATCAGCACAGGTTCAAGTAAAATCAATTCAAAATGATATTTCTTACGGATATAGTGTAAAAGATGGATATGAAGCAAGAACACCATGGATTACCTCACAAAAAGTTGGTGGAAAAACAACTAACCTATTCAAATTCCATACAAGAGCACATGGACCAGCAATGAGTTACCAAATTAAAGCTGGTATACTTAATATAAAAGGAGCTGGTACAGTTGCGGGATCGGAATACGGAACATTCTCAGTACAATTAAGAAGAGTAGATCTTGAAGGTTCAGTACATGCAGTTCAATCTCCATGGAAAAAATCAGGTGACTCTGATAGAAGACCAGAAATTGTAGAGCAATGGAATAATTTAACATTAGATCCAGATAATCCAAACTTTATTGGTAGAGTGATTGGTGATAGATACCAAGAAATAGATGCAGATGGTAAAGTAACAATGTATGGTGATTATCCTAATTTATCTCAATACATTTGGGTTGAATTACCTGAAGATGTAAAAGATAAAGGTACATCAGCAGAATTAGTTCCATTTGGATTTGCAGCTTTATTAGAACCATTAAATGGAACACACGGTAGTTTACCAAGTGCATCATTCATTGGAAATGGTGAAGGGCATTTAGGAACATATAATGATATGGTAGGTAAAAACCTAGCTAAGAAAGGATCACAAGTATTAGATAACGTATATAATAAGAAAGTGTTTTATGGATTTGATTATACGGATTCAGATAACCTAAATTATTTAATGCCTTTACCTGATTCTTCACCAGCTGGTGGTAATGCTCCAACAGCAGGAAATAATAAAGCATTTAACTTAGCTAATTGTTTCCAACACCCTTCTGCTTCATTAGATACAGGAGCAGGTGCAGCAATTACTCCAACAGGAACAACTATAAACCTTCAAACAAAGAAATTTATGGTTCCTTTCCAAGGAGGATTTGATGGATTAAATCCAGCTAGATACATAGCAAGAGGTTCTGATATATCAGCAACTAATATGCTAGGATATGACTTATCAACAATGGAAAAAGATGGCGCACTTGCTTATAAAAGAGCATTAAATGCAATATCCAATCCAGATGAAATAGATATTAACATGATTCTTACTCCTGGTCCTAATATGAAAGATCACGCGCCTGTAACTACATATGCTAAAAATGTAGCTGAGGATAGAGCGGATACATTCTATATAATGGATTCAATAGGTAAGCAATCATCTATGGAAGGATTAGGAATGTCTACTATAACAAACGTAGTAAAATCATTCGATTCAAATTATACAGCAACTTATTGGCCTTGGGTTAAGATCATGGATAGTGATATTAACAAGCCAGTATGGGTTCCACCATCAGTAGTAGCAGGTGGAGTTATATCTCATAATGATAATGTAGCATTTGAATGGTTTGCTCCAGCAGGTTTCAATAGAGGTATGTTAACTACAGCCCTTGAAGTGGAATCAAGATTAACACATGCTGAGAGAGATGATTTATATGAAGGTAGAGTTAATCCAATTGCAACGTTCAAGGAAGGTATATCAGTATGGGGTCAAAAGACTTTACAGGCTAGACCATCTGCACTTGATAGAATCAATGTAAGAAGATTATTGATCGCAGCTAAGAAATTTATTGCATCTGCAACTAAATACTTAGTATTCGAAAACAATACTACAGCTACAAGAAATAGATTCTTAAATATAGCTAATCCATATTTTGAAAGTGTACAACAAAGACAAGGTTTATATGCATTTAA